CAAGGTAAGTGTATGCACCTTTCTTGAATACGTTGATTACTGTACCTGGGTGGCGATCAGTCCATGAAAGGAAAGTTGCGCCAGTACCAGCTTTGATTTCAGACGATACAGTGTTAGCCATGATGTGATTAACAAGTGAAGCAGTTTGAGTACCAAGTTTCATAATGTTTTTCCTTCATTTGATTATGGTACCATTCTATATTGAACTTAGTTAAATGTAAACACTTTTTTAAAAAAAAAATTAAACTTTTTTGCATTTTTTTACCAATCGTCCAATTCCTCGGTTTCTTTTTCCAGGTTGTACTCTAGTGGAGCAACCATAAGCTCGAGTGGTTTCATAAAGGTCTTTTCAAACTGTGTATCGTAGTCAATATAGCCTTGTAATTCAGTTGTAAAGCCATCTTGAGTATATGCAATGATCTCTGAGTCGAACTTGTTAGGGGTCTGTAGGAACAAACGTTTACACTTGTCACCAGCTTGGATGGGAGTATAGCGATCATCTAAGCCGTGTTCTTTAATATATTTATTGTGTATTAAAGCCGCACGAGAACCAAATGGAATACCTTTCTCACCGAGTGTATAGCCAAGGTTAGACACACCACCAACAGCTGCAATGTCATTTAAATCAGCTTGTGTAAATTGTTGTTTGATTTCGTTCACCCAGTTTCTAAGATCATTTTCATCCTTGTCTAGTATATGAGGGATTGCAGCATTAAGATATTTCTGTGACCATTTAGGTGTACTGGATTTGATTACCTCGAGACCCATTCGTTTAATATAAGGAGAATCTTCTGGGTAACGAGTACCCTCGGAATCACGTACACGGGCAAAGTACTTTTTCTTAGCGACCAGTACTGCCGCGTCGGCAATGATCTCACGTTCAGCACCAATGGAATCCTTATCATATGCATTAAGAGTATATGCAAAGTCATCGATTGTTTTCTGAATAGCCGGTTGTACCACCTTTTGTTCGAAGTTATCAGCCCATGTTACATATTCATTGATTGATAATCCTGGGTTTTTGGCTTGGTAGGCTTCCATGATAGGTTCAATCTGATAGTACACAGAGTCAGTATCACCATAGATAATGTATGGTTTATCGGATGGCATTATTTTCTGTAAAGCATCCTCGATGTAATCAGCTAGAAGTCGGATGAAGTAACGACCATTACCTGTGATAGCTGCAGCCATATCCTCGTTGAACAATGGGAACCATTTATTTGCCATGGCTCCGTACAAGGAGTTGATCATGGTTTTTTCTACAAGCTGTCGGGTATTAAAGAGTGATTCACCACGTTCTGCCTGATGAAGAAGTTCTTGTAGTTCTTCTTTAGACAAAGCACGGAGTTCATCTTCTGTGTAATCTAGTGGATCTCTCATTTGCTATCCTTGTCGTCCTTCAGTTGTTTTGTAATGTCAATATCCTTCATTATACCAACAAGCCATTTAAGTTCTTGGAGTTTGCGTTCATCTGGGGTATAAGTGGATTCACAGGACCGGCAGAACTTATTAGCCTTACCGGTTTTCTGATTAACATAGAAATTAGCTGTTTTTGTACCACAACATGAACAAATCTTTGTTTTAGTAATCATGCTTTCTCCTTCAGGATTTCTTTAATTAGGATTTTACGTTGTTCATATGCGAACTGTTTTTTCTTAGCCTTTTTACGAGAGCCGTAGATGTCCTGGACCATCTCTGGAACCATACCAATTTTGTCTTTACTGAATACAGCACCATTAATACCAAGAGCCATATTATTTTCTTGGAGTAGCTCAGTTGTACGTTTCCAGAGTTCTTCAGGGATGTCGAATCGGTCACCTTCTTCCTGGTCATTGAACTTGGCAAGGATAATGTCACGAAGTTCAGGTGGGAGTTTATGTTTAGGGGTATATGTTTCTGGAGACATATTGAAACCAACCATACCAAGTAGCGGGTACATTGAGTTCACGTCGGCAGAGATAACCCATTTATGTTTACCTTTCTCTGTTTCACGGACGTAACCACCAACAACTCTAGGATCAGGATGTTCTGTTTTCATCGGTAGAACCTGATTAGATAGTAGTGATTTGTTGCTGATATACTGTGACCAAGGTTTCACTGTACCCATAGAGTCGGATAATTGAACACCCATCTTTTCGGCAATCATAGACATAAGGACTGTGAAGTTCTTTTTCTCATCAATACGTTTGATTAGGTATGTATCGATTGCACCGTAGTAACAGAATTCATCATGACCGTCTGTATAGAACTGATCAAATGAGCCGTATTGATCATGGTTCACTTTGTTTTCTTTAAGTTCGAACTCGGCTACGACATCCAGGGAGTATGATGCCATAGGATGGAATGTGAACTTTTTGTATACTTCCATAAGGTCGATAAAGAAGTGACCATCGGAATCCACACGGAATTCCATACGTCCTTGAAACTCTGATTCACGATAAGAGACCTTACCATAGTTAGATAGTCGACTAGTGTCAATACCAAGATTTTTAATACGGTTGTGGATATAAGGAAAATCGAACCCGTTACCGTTCCAAGCATAGACAATGAGTGGGTCCAGTTTAGCAAAGATGTTAAGGAATGATTCAATCAGATGGATTTCGTCATTACACTTGATATACTTGGTAGTAATACCTTGTTCTTCTTTGAGTTTAGCCACATATTCATCTTGTTTATCCCAGTCACGGACACCAAGCATGATAAGGACATCCTCTTTGTTGTCATAGAACTGGAACATACTGATAGGTTCAGCAGCCTTTTCTGGTACTGGGAAGCCGGTACTGCATGTACCGACTCGGGTCTCAATATCTAGGTACCAGATGCGAGGTTCATTGTTATAACCATTTTCTTTATTCCAGTAGTTCTCTCGGATATTCCTGTACATTGGATCCATGAAACCGTAGTGCTCACGACCTTGTTTAGCATTACCGAACTTTTTCTCGAGTTTAATGCTTTCATCAAGGATGTACGTGTACGAGCCACGGCTAGATGGTTCGAACCATTCATATGGTAGGTCAATACGTTTTTTAACTGAGCGACCTAGATTGGTATCATAGTATCGTTCGAAAAAGTTAAAACCGTCGCGGTATGTTGCCTCGAATTGTTTCATGATTGTCCTTGAATTGTTTGATTGGATGTATTATATTACAGGAATGGTTAAAGACCGGTCAGAGACCGATCTTTTTAACACGAGAGGCTTTGATAACTTTAGAGATACCTTCCTCTTTTAGATATGATTGTGTGGCAGTTTCAATACGTTTGTTCAGACGTTTGTTAATCTCAGAGCCTAGGTCAGCAGGGAGAATGTCATGCGTATGGAATACTTGGTGGAATTCAGTATCCGTTAGTCCATTATCTCTCCAAATAGCTAGAGCTTCAGTTGGATCAAGAGGGCGAAGTTCTAGAATATCGAATAGTCGACCCTTACGTAGCAATGCTGCATCAATCTCATTATACTTCTGGTTAGTTGTGATAATAAACTTAGTTTTAGTCTTCTCAACACCATCAGTAAATGATAGGAACTGGTTCAGGAAGTCATTCTTTTTAGCATCATCAATACTTTGTACTTCTGAATCACGTTTAGTAAGCATATAATCAAGGTCATCAATAATACAGATATCTGCTTGAATTTTAGCCATATCACGCCAGAACTTATCATTCACAAGAACATCGGTTGATTTAACATAAACAATGCCAACGAATTGATTCTCTAAAGCAGGGTTAATTTCCAGTTTGTCATAAGGTAGTTTGTCTGGGTTCTCGTAAGCATGTTTAAGTGCTAGAGTACTCATTTTTGATTTACCTAGACCTGGTTCACCTACCAACAACAGAATATTTTCTGAACCGGTAAAGAATTGATCGAACATAATTTTAGTATCAATGTATGGGTAATACATTTCAGAGATATAATCAAGTTCATCTGGGTCCATTTGAGAAGATGAGTTATCAAGTTGACCGGCATTCATAAAATAAGAATGCATAAATAGATCTACATCGTTCTTATCTTCACAGTATTTTAGGAATACATCCCAAACTTTTTTGTTAACTTCTTCTGTTGTTGTATAGAAGCCACAGTAAAGATCTACTGAGTTACCTCTGATGTAACCCTTTATTGTGTCTCCCTTAAGCTTGTAATAAATAGAGTTCTTATTTTTAGAGTAATCATATTCTGTAATTTTACAGATTTTGTTTAGATCTTTTAATAAATCCTGATACTGAGAAGTTTTGATAATAATATCGGTTAATGAATGAATATATCCATCTTGAATATCGAGTTGTGCCATTACGGCTTCATCGATAGTTAGTTCTTCCCAGTTATGTGTAACGACTAATTTGCTATCCATTCGTTATTCCTTATTTAATTTAATTATAATTAATTTGATTAGCATTCCAATTAGTGTAGCGATTGAAATAGGCCAAAGGACACTCTGCCAAAAGTCATCCTTATTTGTTGCAACTCCGTTATATCCAGCTACTGCTGCATTAACAAGCCATACAAATAGTGCTGTATAAAAATAGATACCAAGAGTTGGTAAATATTCCATTATTACTTGTTCCATAATTATCCCTTAATTTTCATTAGTTCTGTTAGACAAGCAGCAAGGTTCAAGTTTTTATCACGAACCTGTTCAGACATTGCTTGGTATTTAGCGATAGTGATTACCACGTTTGGATAAACATTAGGTTGGAAGTACTTAGCTGCATTGTTATACAGATATGTGTACATATTGTCTGGACCGTTAAGTTTATTTACCTCAGTAATCATTTCAGTGTAAGTACTTGGGCTTACTGTTTGCATAACTTTATCGAATACGTTAACGTCATCAAGTTCTCTTTCGGACACTTCAAATGATCCGTCCTTGCTGAACTTTTGTAGTGCGCCCACCATAGAGCGAATACGAGGATAATAAGTATTGATAACTGGAACAAGCGTTTTAGGATCATAGTTCACATTCTCATTATCTAGAATAAATCGCAGGCGTTCGAAGATAGGTTTAACCATTTCCTCTTTGCTGAATGAGTTGAAGTCGTATACCTCGAGACGATCCAGAAGTGGTTGAATGATTTTTTCTTTGTAGTTACCAGTGAAGATGAATCGACAGTTCTCAGAGAATTCGTCAATGAAACCACGGAATGCCGCCTGACCATCTTTAGAGAAGTGATCGAACTCATCCATGACAACGATTTTGATATTGTCGTCGAATGAGGATTGTGAAGCGAATTTACCTACCTTACCACGGAGTACATCAATACCTTTCTCCATAGATGCGTTAATCCATAGTGCCTCACCACCAATTTCCTTGATGATAGCATGAGCAGTACTTGATTTACCAGTACCAGGATTAGATGAGAACAGACCTATATTTGGAATGTCCTGTGATGCAACGTATTTGGTAAGTTTATCTTTAATCTCTGCAGGGATTACGAGATCCTCAACACATGCTGGTTTATAACGTTCGTACCAGACCGATTTTGATTTATCGACGATTTTCATATCTTTCCTTTATCTCAATTTGATGTATTTATTATAACACGTTATTGGTTAAAGATGCAATAGGCAAAGCCATCAAACTCCGCTATTTCATTGAGTATATCTGAAGCAGACGCCGAGAGTAATAGATTAGGAATTACAATCTCATCTGTATGTTTAAACAACTCTTGGAAGAAATCCATCATTTGTTTTTCTTGAACTGGAACCTGGAAAGGTCCAAAACGACTGATTAAAGCTGCATCGAAATGATCTGTGTTATTAATACAGTACTCGGGATACTCAGTACTCCAGAAGTCAACAGTTGTTCCAAAGTAGTTTCTGATATAACTGTTAAGTTCTGGGTCTGGTTCATCTGTGTATTCTACTGTTCTAACATTAAGATTATTTCTTTTAGCAACATGTTCAAATAGTCCAGGACCCGTTCCAATGTTTAATATACTTTCGAAATTCGCCATTCTCATATATTTCGTACAATCATAGATATCTTTTAATGTTCTATTAATAGCATCCAATGATGTATATTGGTGAAGGTATTTATGACCTCGACCTAGTTGTGAGAAATCTTTAACGAATTTCTCCAGTAGTTCTTGTTTAACCTCGGAAATCATCTGGTTCAAGATGATCTAGTTGATCTCGCCCAAAGTACTGGTCACCTGGATTACCTTGTTTTTCATCACAGATATCCTTATCTTCTGGACTAAGTTTACCGTAACGAATGAATGAACCATTACGAGTTAGACCTTTACGGAGTTCAATAACATTAAAAGCCTGATCTAGGCAATCTTCGGCATCAAGGTTAACTGTTTTAGCAAGGTTGATTAGTGTAACAATTGTATCACCAATAGCATCTACCAATTCATTATGGTCATTATTAATATAAGCATCATGGATTTCTACAGCTTCTTGGAGAAAACGTTGATACTGTTGTTGGAATTCCGCATTACCGATACCACGCATGGCACCCCAATTACGAACATCTTCGAATCGTTTAATCATATTATTTCCTTCTTATTTACGGAATTTGTTAGTTTTACAGATTTGTTCCAGCTGACGGGTACGGATGAGGATTTTGTCATAGCATTTCATGCCGTATTCCTCAAGTCGTTTCTGCTGGTAATCATCAAGACCGAAGTCTTTCATCATAGGGATTGCTTTTTGAACTGCCAGAGTTAGTTCTTTCATAGACTTAGCTGCTGTCAGCATGTCGTGGATTTTGTTGTAACCATCTTTCTGTTGTTGATCATTATTACGGTATGACATTTTAACTTCCTCTAATGAATAAAAAAGGTAACCTGTTCTACCAGATTACCTTGTAATTATATCAAAAGATTGGTTAAATTAAAACAAAATCTTCAAATTTCTTCAAAAAAGATTAAACTTCTTCACCATTAACTTTTAGCACATATTTACCACCGTGTACATGAACACGGATAGTATTACCATCATGTTTCACATCAGCAATAACATCTTCCATACCTTCAGTTAGAATCTTAAGTTCTTCAGGTTTGTAGTTCTTTTCAGAACCATCTTCTCTTTTAACGACATAGTATGCATCACCAGCATCTTTATCAAGTTTAACAACTTTACCTGTCATGCCAGAGGCGATACACTTAACTTCATCACCAACTTTAAAATGATCTTCGTTTAAATCTTCGTGTAATGACCAAATCACTTCAGCAACTTTTTTCAATGCTGCTTTATATGTAGCACCACCGTATTTTTTATTAGCGTATCCAAAACCTTTTTTAACTGCTTCAGCAGCATCTTTAGGATTTACACCAGTTTTAACTAGGTAATCAACTACGTCTTTTGGATCTAGTTCTTTACCTTCTACAATATCTCTAAATTTCATTATTTTACTTCCTTTGCATGATGTTTAGAAAGTTCAATCCAGTAACGTTTAGGACGTAAACCTTCTTCTTTGTACTCGTCATGGGTATCTTTTAGAATCTTCTTAGAAACTTCAGTCTGTTTACCGGCACCAGCTTTAAGAACCATATCAGCTAGTTCTTTCTGGAACTTCTTAGAAATACCGTGAATAGACATCCAAGTTTGTAGATTCATCATACCAGACATACCTGGTTTACCTTTAGTGAACTCGTCATCATAAACAACAATTAGTGGATTATCAGCAGTTGTATTACGATCTCCTTTTGGTGCATCCTTACGAGATTCATTAACTGATTCGTCTAAACCAACATTTTCTTTAGTAACTTCAACTTCTTGAGCCATTAAAGTCATACCAGCGTCATAAGCAGTTTCTTCATCTTTAAATACAAAGACATTCGAACCTTTTGTTTTATAATCGTTTCTGAACATATCTTGAAGAATTTCATTAGCTTTACGAGCATCACGAACTGCTACCTCAATTGTGTATTTAGAAGCTTCTGCAAGTCTTACACATTCGTTCATTTCTGGATCAAGCTTATCAGCAAGTTTGTCGAAGCGATTCATGTAATCAACAGAAGGGTGACGTAGATCATAACCTTTAGCAGTTAGTTCCATGTACATATCTGCATCAATAAAGTTCCAATTAACTTTACCGCCTTTGTAGTTAGCTTTATCTGCTAAAGCTTTCTTCATTGATTTTTCCATTTCTTTATCAGAAAGTACATTGCGAAGTTTCTTGCCTTCAGTTAATTCGTCTGATTCAAGAATAAGATCTTTAGGATCAACGTTCATTTGACCAGTACCAACTTTAACCATAACTTTAGAACCCATCATACCAATGACGGTTCCTTCATCATCTTTAGCTAAAGCATCATACTTTTTAACGTCTTTGATTTTAACTGAATCACCTTTTTTGAATTTTTTAGCTTCAGTTAGTTCTGCATGGAATTTACTAAATTTCATTTTGTTTCCCTTTAATATTTTTTAAATAGTTCTGCTAATGCTCTAGCATCAACATGTCTAAATCGTTTGGCTGCATCTGCAGCTGAAATATTTTCATCTTTCATTACTTTAATTGCCATTTCATATTCTTTACCGTACATTGTTTTGTACATTAGAGTTTTGAAATCCTGAACAGGTGAACCTTCTGTAAGATTGCTATTGAAATAACGTTTCATTTCTGCAGCTGATTTACCAGTATGAATAACTTCATCATCGAAATCAACCATAACCCATTTACCATCTACTTTACCGAAAGTATAGCCAGAGTCATTCGTATAAACATCTGCTTCCTGACCTAAGATATATGAGCGAATCTTTTTCCAAGATTTATTAGCTTCAGTTAAATCATCTAAAGATTCCTTAATTTCTTCTTCGTTATCTTTGATCTTTTTATTTTTAGCTTTATCAGTAGTAGCAGGTTTAGCATCCTTTGGCTCTTTAGGTTCCTCAGGTTCTTCTACTTCTTCTGGTTCTTCAGGCTCAGCATATTCTTCAGTATCGCCAACATCAGCATCAGCTACATCTGGAATATATTTTTGGATAAAGTCACCAACTTCTGTAGTCAGTGCGTTGATAGCAGTTTCAAGATCTTGAACTTCTTTCTTAGCGGGATTATCGGCAGACATAACAGATAGCATATCAATAAAAGTTAAGCCAGCCAATTTATTATGTAATTGTTTAGCCATTCCAAGAGCTTGGAATTTCATATCGCCTTCAGCCATGGTTGAAGGCATTGGAACTTTCTCAGCGTTAACTTCTTGATTTCTGTAATAAGTATCGACGTCTAAAGCATCAGCCATGTCTTCGATTTGACGGCTAATATGTTTAGCATCGAACTCAGATTTTGAATTGTTTACTAAAGCTAATAAACGATCCATTTGAATCTTAGCTCTCATTTTATATGAAGCGACAATAGATTCGGGGCTTTCCTGAATCTGTTTGCCTTCGTAAATATCTCTAAATTTCATTTTGATACCTTAATAAATTTGATATTTAAAGTTATTTATACAACGGTATCAATCAGTCCTAATTGAATTGCTTCTTCAGCACTCATATAGTAATCACGTTGAGTCTTAGCTTTAAGTTC